AATGGAAAAAGGAGAATAAAAGAAATGTATAATAAACAAAGAGAACCTTTTGTAGCTTTAGAGGTATATTTAAAGCCAACAGGTAAAGTATCGCCTAAATTTGAATATCAAGCATCAAGTAAAACAATGCTCAAAGATACATCAACAGGAAAAAAATACTCAACTTATCAATTTGCTAATTGGTTAAACGAAAAGCACGTTGTAGAAAAAGTAAAACAAGGGTATTTATTAAAATTAGGTTCTGTTGATTTAGAGTCTGATAGAATGGATAAGTACACACATTCTAATATGCAAAGAAAGTTTATTTGGTATTTTGTAAAAGATAATTACCAATCAAGAAATGTTGATGGTATGAAACCTATCGGTCAAGCTATGCCACAATATTCTTCTCAACAAATGACAGAAGCCCAACCATCTGCACCTGAAAATGCACAACCTGTTACTATGGAAGATCATAAGTCTATGAAAGAATTAGATGATGATTTACCACCATTTTAATTTATGGATAGAGAGCATAGAGGAGATTTAGACTTAGAAGTTAAAATAAAAGATTTAGAGTTTGAGTGTATATTGTTAAAAAAAAATAATAAAATCTTTAAAGAGCATAACGAACAATTACAAAACACAATAGATCGTTTAACTACTATGAATAAATCTCACAAAACAATAAATGGTCAGTTAAGAGTAAGATTAACTAGACTAGAGCAAGAAGTGAAAGACCTAAGAGCAAAAGTAAAAGATGACGAAGAACTAATAAAGGATTTATATGAATACCCATAAAATAAAAGAGAAGTTAGAGTTTTGGTCTTTGTATTATAGGCAAGAGATCATTTGGTTTTTAATAGGATTTATAACAGGAGTCATAATATGGTAGAAACATTTGAACATTTAAACAGTAAGCAAGTATATTTAGAATTAGAAAAAGCTAGTAGAGAATGGAAAGAATGGCAAGGTAAAGCCATAGTATTAGATGAGGGTAAAAAAGCAACTTTCTCTAAATGCTTTTTAAAACATAAGCTTGATTCTAAAACTGTAATAGAAGCAGAACATAAAGCTAGAACAGATCAAGAATATACAAACATAGTAAAACATTATGCAGATGCTGAAAGTAATCTTATTAAAGCCAAACTGCATTATAATAATCTTGATAGATATGCGAGTCTCAAACAAAGTGAACTTAAAAGAGATTTAACACTTATGAATAAACAAGAGGGCTAATGACAAAACTATACATAGATAATAAAGGTCATTATCAAAAAGAAAAAGAAAAAACAAATTGGGTTAGAATATTTGCTATCTCAACAGTTTATATTGTTATGTTTTCTTTGATGGTGTTCTATGTTTATTTATTGCTTAGTGCTTAATAAAATCTAAGCTTGATATATCGGTAGTTTCAGTAATCTCGGTTGTTGAAATGCTGTAATTACCAATAAAAGCATCTTCCTTTTCATCTATTTGATTAAGCATATTATTTACTTTTGGAAAATGTGGAGTCTGATCTATAAATATAAAACTTGCTCTACCTAAATTGTTATTAGTTAATATCTCAACAGTTAATTCAGTTATCACAAAATCTATTTCGTTACTCATACTTCACAATATAGATATTTAAGATTAAATTAAATTACTTTTTTCCGTTACGGAATATCTGTGTGCCTTTTATTCCAAAAATACTTGCAACTACAAGAATCCATAAATTAGTGAACCAAGTAGGAAGTGCTTGAAAATGCTCAAAGAAAAGATTTATCTTAGCCATTGCCTCAGCATCATCTGAGAACACACCATAAGCAAGAACTAAAATTGGTAATGTCAATATAAATAAAACTACTTCATCTTTGTAATCATTTTGTCTAGCTTCTAATAATTTACCTTGATATGCTTCCTCACCCTTAGCTTGTTTTTCTGCGTGAAGTAATTGTGCTTCTGACATTGCTATCTTTGCTTTTTGTCTATTTGAATATATTTTTGAACCAGCTTGTACTGCTATTTTAATTGCACTTAACCACATTCTAACTCCTTTAACAATTCGCAATAATGAATGACTTTATCTATATCTTCTTTACCATTTTTTTTGTCATAACGACAGATATACTTAATAACATTACCTTGAATAAAACTAAGCTTATTAGCAGTTATAAATTCAATAGGTTGTATTTTAAAATCTTTATAGTGCTTGGTACTGCCCACTTGTCTATCTAAGGCACTCTCCGTTGCTCTCTCGCCTTTTAAAGCATACTTTCCACAGCATTTCTTCTTCATACTATCTTGCCAATCCAATCACCTTTATTATTAAGAACCATAGGTAATAGTTTAGGAATACCATCTATAATTACAGAACAACCTAAAATAAACCTTGTTTTAAAATTTTTAGCATATGCAAAAGCCATAGACTTTTGATTGATTAAACAACCTACATTCATTGCAAAAAATAGATTATCAGGATTAGCCCACCAGCTTACTAAAAACTTTGTATGATAATGACCTTGAACTGCTGACATACCCATAGTTTGAGAAACTTTTAAAACATCAGCACTTCTGCCGTGTGTAAAAAAACATTTTTGACCATTAGACATTTTAATAGTTAAATCATCAATCCACTTCCAATGTCTAGTTCCTAAAAAATCTCCATAATCTTTTAAAAATTCTTTGCTCATACCAAACTTCAAAGCACGTCTATAAACTAAGCTAGAGTGGTTACTATCTACTTCTGTTACTCTTGGAAACAAAGCTTCTAATTCTTTTACATATTTTCTAGCTTCTTTTAATTCGTGTCCAGCAGAAAATAAATCAGGGTCGTGTGTGTGCATTGATATTGCGTGAAAGTCTAATAGATCGCCAATGTTAATAACTGTGTCAGGTTTAAATTGTTTTTTTATTTCTTTAAGAAACTGAATTGAATCTTTGTGGTGATATGGAATGTGCATATCAGAGATAACTAAAATTCTTTTATGATTCATACAAGTTTTACTTGTACTATTAATTAGAGATAATGTAAAGGAATTGGGATATTACAGCTAGACCTACACCACAAATCAGATACAAAATTCTATCTATATCTCTTTGCATATGTTTAAGATGATTCGTTTCAATAGTATGAATCTTTTGATGAAGTAGTTTTATTCTACCATCAATCTCTATAAATTTTTCATTTGTAGTAGTTGGCTTTTTCATAACTACCTTTTACGTCTTTTTCGTCTTAAATCAAGATCGTGTTTTCTACTTCCTCTTAAAAAACTATTTACTCTACCCATAGACCAACTAGCCATAGATGTACGAGGTCTTGAACCAGCAGAAAGAAAAGCACCTTGACCTCTACGATAAACCTTTTTTAACTGACCTAATGTTATATTTTTTCTACTTTTTGCTTTTGCTCTTAATGTTGAAATAACTTGTTTAGATAAAGGTTTTCTTTTAACTGCCATTATTTTCTCCTAGCTTTAAACATTGAAGCTGGTATTCTAGCACCTGATTTATATAAAGCTGACATAGATTTTATTAGACTTGCTCTAGCTGATCTTTTACCACCTTTAAGTCCTGATAGATATTTCTTAGGCAAATCTGTTGCTTTATCTTTTGGAACTTTTCTTCTTTTTCTTTTTCTTGCCACTTCTTCTTCTCCGTTTTTTCATTGGTCTTTTATCAATCATTTCAGCTAATGTAGCTGTTGTTGTAAATCCAATCATCTTTTTTTCTTTTTCTTTTTGTGAGCAGAGTTTTTCATTAATCTACCATCAGGCATATAATGATAACCTTTTGGTGCTTTCTTTCTTCTTTTTTTAGCCATTACTTTTTTCTTCTTTTACCCATTTTACTTTTTTTAGGTTTATTTTTTCTTTTCTTATCTTTTCCGTGTCCATAGTGATAAGGCATATTATACTCCTATTAGTTTTGTAGTTTTCCATCTGACCATTTTGCGTCAGGTAATCCATTAGTAAATTGCTTTCCATCAAATGTCAAAATTTGTTTTCTATTACTACCCTCAACAAAGCTACAATGAATCCAACCTGAGTTAGCTTCACCTGTCCAATATTCTAAAATAAGTTGGTCAAAGTCCACGTTGTTTGTAAGCCAAAGAGCAACAGCTAAATTAGAAACACCAGCAATCTCAAAATCTACTGCTTGTCCTTTTGCGTGTTGTGATGTCTTTTTACTACCGATTGCTTCACATAATTCTTCTGATCTATAACCTGAAGTTATAATAATAGGTTTATCAAATTTTGCTCTTACAGGTTCAAGAACTCCATAACATAAATCAGTTAGGTTTTTTATTTCTCCACTACCAGCTTCATTCTTAATACCTTTACGAGTAGCTGTCATAGACTTAGTAAATTCTATTAATTTAAAATGTTTTGATAGTTGCATTATTACCTTGCGTTGTTTGGTACACCATTAGAATTAACAAAAGGAGATTCTGCAAATGCTACATAAACAATGGTATCAGTTGAATTAACAAGGTTTGCTGAAGTTTTACATTTAAAACCATTTGATAAAAAATCAACTGGTAAAGCTGACCCAGCTTCTTCTGCATTACTTAAGTTAGCATAAACAAGTCTATTATCTCCATTATAACCACTTCTTTTATTATCATAAATTACCCAATCACCAGTAGCATCTGCATTTTTTACTAACAAAAATGCTGGTCTAAATCCTGTATAGATGAACGCACCATTTGCATTTCCGTTTCCTTCATAAGAACCTACTTTTGAAAATCCTTGAATAGATTTAAAAGCATAACAAATCATAGCTTCTGATGCGTTTGCAGAATTATGACTACCTAAAGTTATATTAACACTATCAGGATCAGTATCATTAAATATATTAGTTCCTGTAGCAGATGCGTCATCACTATTTAATTTAATATTTTTAGTACCACCTAAAGTTCTATTATAAGTTCTCCAATCGTCTCCAGCAGTTGGAGTTCTTTTAATCCAAAACGCATCACAACCACCAATACCGTGTGCTAATTTTGCACCAGCTGTTGAATTGCCAGTGTATTGTAAAATTGCAATACCAGCTGTAGCATTAAAAGAATAAGCAGATGGAGTAATTGTTGTTGAACCATTGGTAGTTATTCCTGATGTTGTTCCACCTTTCCAGTTCCATGAAACAAAAGTATTACCATTTGAATTTACACCACCCCAATCACCTAATGTAAAACCATCAGAATTAAAAGATGTTAAACCATTAGAAAATTGAGTCTGTGCATCAGTTGCATTAGAAGCAATTACATATGTTGCACCTCTAACAGCATCATGCAAGTAATTTGAACCTGAAGAACCTCTGTTTTTAGTCCAAACAAAATCAGGTTGCATATTTTCAGAGCCATCTAAAGTTATAGCATTTGTACTATTATTACCTGTATATGTTTTACATTGAAAATGAAGTTCAGGATTATCTATTGTTGTATAAGCCATTATCCATACTCTGCTAAGTTTTTTGTGTTTAAAGAAAAATACCCACTAGGTACTGCGTATTCAAAATTTCCCGATCCACCACCATCTGCGTTGCCTGATGATATTGCAAAAGATGGAGAGCCAAAGTTTATAGAATCAACCATTGTATTATAATGTGCAAATGAAGCTAAGTAAGAATGTCCTGAAACAATAGATATTGCACCTGTGCCTGTTGCACCACTTGCTGGATTTCCACTATTTTGAAAAGTTCCATTTTTAGAAAAATACAATTTATGATTATCTAAGTCCATAGCAACACCTATAATATCATTTGTTGTATAAGAATCGCCATAAGATGTTCTTGAACCAGCTACGTCTTTATCTCCTGTTTGAACATAACTTATTCCTGTTGTGCCATTATCAAAAGCATCTCCAAGACTTGTTTTGTTGAGTTCTGAATCATCTGTTCCAACAATTCCTATTGGGTGTGTGTTACTTCCAACATTAACTACTTTTACTTCCCAATACCATTTACCCGTACTAGGTGCGATAGTTGAATGAAAATTATTCCAATTAGCACCTGAAGAAGTTGCAGTAAGATTACCATCACTTAAAGTAGATTGAGAAGTTGTATAATATAATGGATTTATTGTTGCAAAATTATTTGTGCAAGTGTCAGTAGATTGATCTGTTGCGTCTATATTAGTTTCTGTAAAATCTGTTCCACCATTTGCGTCATTACCCATATTAGAACTATCTTCAAAGTCTAAATGAAATCCTGAAGTTCCGTAAGATATGTCTGCTTTTTTTGGTTGCCATATTGTAGGGGAATCTTCGTTATACTCTCCAAATTCTGTAGGAGCATAAGATTGACCTTCTGAAAAATGAATTTCTGTTAAATAGCCATCAAAATATTGTG